GCTAGACTGGGAACCCCTGCGTGAACAAATGAAACAGCACGGTGTGCGCAATGCTACCTTGATGGCCATTGCACCAGTGGAGTCAAGCTCAGTGGTGATCAACTCAACCAACGGCATTGAAATGCCCATGAGCCTAATCACTGTAAAAGAAAGCAAGGCCGGCTCGCTCACACAGGTTGTACCAGAATATCACAGACTGAAAAATCGATATCAGCTGATGTGGGAACAAACCGACTGTGTGGGCTATCTTAAAACAGCGGCTGTGCTTCAGGCCTATGTTGATCAGAGCATCAGCACCAATACATTTTACAATCCAGCGCACTACCCTGGACGCAAAGTTTCTACTACCTTGATTGCTCGCAATCTCATGTTGGCACATCAGTGGGGTATCAAAACATTCTACTACAGTCTCATCAACAAACAAGGTGCCAAGGCACGTGAAGACGATGTGGTTGAGCCGCCGACAGCGGTCATGACGCAATTTGAAGAAGTCGACGATTGCGAAGCCTGCAAGCTTTAAGGAACATATGAAAAAACGTAATTATACACCAGAAACAGTTCGTCGCCTTCAAGGCACTGTGCAAATAGAACATACCTTGGCTCGCCGTGGTGCATTCAAACTGCGCGAGCTATTGGCCAATGAGCCATACATCAATACACTGGGCGCATACAACGGTCAGCAAGCTGTGCAGCATGCCAAGGCTGGTCTTAAGGCTATCTATCTGTCGGGTTGGCAAGTGGCAGCAGCCAACAACACTGCCAACACCACCTATCCTGATCAAAGTCTGTATCCTGTGGACTCAGTGCCACGAGTGGTCAAAGGCATCAACAATGCACTGCGTCGAGCAGATCAAATTGAGCATGCTGAAGGCCAGGTGTCTACTGATTATTTCTTGCCCATTGTGGCTGATGCCGAAGCCGGTTTTGGTGGTGCGCTCAATGCCTACGAACTCATGATGGCCATGATCGAAGCCGGAGCCGCTGGTGTGCATTTTGAAGATCAACTGGCTTCAGAAAAGAAATGTGGGCACTTGGGCGGCAAGGTGCTTGTGCCCACTAGCCAAATGATTCGCACATTAAATGCTGCACGCCTGGCCGCAGACGTAGCCGGTGTTGACACAGTGATCATGGCCAGAACTGATGCCGAAGCAGCCACGCTGATTACATCGGACCATGATCCATTAGATAAGGATTTTATTATTGATGAGCGTACCGAAGAAGGATTCTACAAATTTAAAAACGGTATTGAAGCTTGCATTCGAAGAGGTCTTGCTTATGCCCCTTACAGTGATCTCTTATGGTTTGAAACTTCAACACCTGATATCGCACAGGCTAAGAAATTCGCGGATGCTATACACGCTGAGTTTCCGGACCAAATGCTGGCTTACAATTGCAGTCCTAGTTTTAATTGGCGCAAGTTTTTATCTGTAGATGAATGTGAAACATTCCAGCGTGAGTTGGGTGAATTGGGTTACCGGTTTCAATTCATTACCTTGGCTGGATTTCACTCTACTAATTTGGCCACTTTTGAATTGGCCGAAGCCTATCGTGCTCGTGGCATGGCTGGTTATTCAGAAATGCAACAACGAGAATTTGCAGCACAGGATCGGGGATTCACCACTGTCAAACATCAACGTGAAGTGGGAGTGAGTTATTTTGATCTTGTCAGTGAAGCTGTGGGTGCAACCAGCACAGTGGCCAACCGACACAGTACCGAAGCTGATCAATTTCATTGACATTGACAGAGCCACTGTTTACAATAGAAAAGAACAACAATGAGTCAAGCACAATACAATCTAGCACAACGCACTGATTATCTACAGCGCAAGATGTTTTTGGACCCAGCAGGGCCGGTCACAGTTCAACGTTTTGAAGAAGTCAAGTACAACAAACTGGCCAAGTTTGAGCAAGAAGCTCGCGGTTTCTTTTGGGTGCCCGAAGAAATCTCCTTGACCAAAGACGCACAAGATTTCAAAGAAGCGTCGGACACTGTCAAACACATCTTTACCAGCAATCTCTTGCGTCAAACTGCGCTAGATAGCCTACAAGGTCGAGGACCCAGTCAGATTTTTACACCTGTGATTTCTATTCCTGAATTAGAAAGCTTGGTGTACAACTGGACATTCTTTGAAACCAACATTCACAGCCGCAGTTACAGCCACATCATTCGCAACATCTACAACGTGCCCAAGGAAGTGTTTAATACTATCCACGACACCAATGAGATCGTTGACATGGCAAGCAGTGTGGGCAATTACTATGAACGTCTGCACATGATCAACTGTCGCAAGGAACTGCTGGAGGAGTTCCCCGAGCAAGAACACATTCGAGCCATCTGGTTGGCGCTGAATGCCAGCTATGCTTTGGAGGCATTCCGCTTTATGGTCAGCTTTGCCACCAGTTTAGCCATGGTTGAAAATCGTATCTTTATTGGCAACGGCAACATCATCGGTTTGATCTTGCAAGATGAAATTTTACATCGCGATTGGACTGCTTGGTTGATCAATCAAGTTGTGAAAGAAGATCCAAGATTTGCTCGTGCCAAGGCCGATTGCGAAGCTGAAGTTTATCAGATGTACTTGGACGTAATCCGTGAAGAAAAGGCCTGGGCCGACTACCTGTTCAGCAAAGGTCCAGTGATTGGCCTCAATGCCAACATTCTCAAAGACTTTGTGGACTACACAGCAGTCAATGCCTTGAAGGAAATTGGCATCAAGTACCATGAACCAGCACCACGTGCCACTCCCATACCATGGTTCAACAAACATGTGGACGTTAGCAAAAAACAAACTGCTTTGCAGGAAAATGAAAGCACCAACTATGTGATTGGTGTCATGAGTGATTCAATTGATTATGCAGAGTTGCCCAAACTATGATTAACGATGAATGGTTCCAGCAAGGTGGGTTTGAAACCTACAAACACCCAACACCTATCAGTTACGAAACTGCAACCGATAACGGCACAGTTGCCACACTGGAAGGCCCAGTTGCTTACACTGTGGGACACAAAATTATCACTGGACCCAAAGGTGAACGATATCCTGTGAGTCCTATCAAGTTTGCAGCCTACTATGACGACAATGGCGACGGCACTGCTACCCCCAAGAAAATCATGAAAGTGGCCAAACTTGCTGACCACGACGGTGTTGTCAAAGCATCATGGGGTAATTTGGAATATACCAAGGGCAAAGATTACATTGTCAAACACGGCTCTGGCGATTATGGAGTTGTCAAAGCCGACATTTTTGCCAAGACCTACGACAAATCAGAACAAGGAAAATAAAATGAAAGCAATTGTATGGAGCAAGGACAATTGCCCTTACTGTGATCAGGCCAAGGCCTTGCTCACTCAAAAGGGCATTGCGTTCGAAGAACGCAAAATTGGTGATAGATACACCCGTGAAGACCTATTAGAAGCAGTCCCAAATGCTCGCACAGTGCCACAAATTTTTCTTGGCGAAGAGCTAGTGGGAGGCTTCAATGAGCTTAGACAACGTCTCGCTTGAAGATATCACAATAGATTGGTTAAAACAAAATATCCCGGACTTTGAAACCAAACATTTCTTTACAGCCGATTGGTTTTCAAACGGGCTAGTAAACTTTGAGTTTGTTAAGTCACATGCCGAATCAAAACTATCTTCTATTTTAGAAATTGGTTCACATGAAGGTCGTGCTACCTGTTGGATGTTGGAGAACTTGTTAAGCGAGAGTGGCACCATTACCTGTATTGACCCGTTTGGCAACACACCCCTCAACGCATACAAAAACGATCAGTTGCCCACCCAACGCATTATCCAAGACATACACAAGCACAACACTGACCTGACCAAGCTGGCCTCACAAACAGTTGAAGTCATGCCGGTCATGAGTTATTATGGGTTGGCACAGCTAATTGTGGATCGTCGAGAATTTGACCTTATATATGTAGATGGTAGTCATTGTGCAGATGCTGTGTTGGCCGATGCTACAATGGCATTTGGATTGCTCAAACACAAAGGTTACATGATCTTTGATGATTATTTGTGGCGAGAATCTGCAGATGTCCTGGACCATCCCAAAATGAGCATCGATGCTTTTGTCAATATGTTTCAAAAACACATTGCCATTGGCATGATCAATTATCAATACGTTATACAGAAAGTTTAAAATGCAACTAATCGCCACCCCAGGTCAAGTTTACACCTTTAAGTTGAACTCAGGAGAAGAACTCATTGCCAAAGTCAAACAGGCCGGTGGGGACTGGATTGAAATCGAAAACGCAGTCAGCGTGGCACCTGGTCCACAAGGGCTTGGACTAGTGCCCTCAATGTTTACCGCAGATCCTGACGCAGAAATCAAGCTAAATACTGCCAGTGTAGCAATTTATGCACTCACTGAAGATGCAGTCAAGATGAAATACATCGAAGCTACCACTGGTATCAAAATACCAGAGAAAAAACTAATCCTAGGATGATATGCCAGCAGTACAGCGAGTAGGTGATGCAAACAGTGCAGGTGGCGTGGCCACTGGTGGTATTGCATCAGTGCGAGTGAATGGCAGACCTATAGTAGTAAACGGCAATCCTGTCTCACCCCACCCCTGTTGTGGCGCACGAAGATGTCCACCGGTGCATTGCCATGCTGTGACTGCAGGCCCCTCAAGTTCGGTGCGAGCCGGTGGCGTACCTGTTATACTCACAGGTGCCGGCGACACCTGTGGTCATCCGCGCAGTGGCGGCAGCCCT